GATTTGACATGTTTGATGCCTCTAGCCGCCGTGATATTATGACGGACCTAACTTACACCGAAATGGTTAAGTTATGTCAAGATAAAATGCGCGATAGAGCCTCGAATTTTACCGATTATGCCAACTTCTTGGAATCGTACAGGAATAAGGGGGTTGCTCAAGTTGAGAAACCCAAACGTGAAACTGACGATTACAATGGAGAGACTATGATTTTTACATCTACTGCTCAAGTACATTTAGAAGACATTACTAACTTGGTAGCACCACAACCTAGCTATTTTAAACGTTTATACTGGAATATGTGTAAGCAATATTATAGCACGAAGTTGTGGCTCACTGGGTCAGATACTAGTGTTTTTGAGATGTTACTTCTCGGCGATAGAGATGGTGCTTATGATAAGTGCCTCGCTATTGTTAGAGAAACTAGATGCGAATTGAATAACATGATTAACAAGGAAGCAGAAGTTATTAAAAACGTCTTTGGAAATTACTGGCCACTCTTTAAAGCTTGTGCGGGTGCCGCGATTGGTGCGTTTTCACTTTATTTTATTTTAAAGAAGAAAAGCACACCAGTCACGGCTTTCGTTGCAAGCAATAAAGAGCTTATGGAAACAATGAAGAAAGCGAACGAATGTTTAGATAATGAATGTAAGCATTGTAAAAAATGCTTGCATAAAAATGTAGATTTGTGCGTAAAATGGTATACAAAATGCCATTGCTACGCGCTACAAATGGAATCTGCTCAAATTAATCTTAAATACTACGCCGCTGCTGCTATGTACCAGGAACCGGAAATGAAAAAGGAACGCGATCGGTGCGTAGAATTGTTATCAATAATTGATCAATTGTGCAGTTGTGACTGTGCAAATTGTGACGCTTGTTGTGACGATTCTCTCGCTGAAAAGTTCGAAAATGTTATCAAAGTTTACGAGATGCCATGTGTTTGTGTGTGTGCTCGTCTATCACAAGGATTTGATATGATTGAGTTACTAGCACTAATAAAACATTGTGGCACCTTGGAACCTACTCCAATTTTGAACCCGTACTTACGTAAACTTAGCGTTAAACTATCCGCAGACGTAAGAGATTTCGAAAGAACAGCAGATTACGAACAACTGCTGAATACTCTTCAATCTCAGGAATACGAAGGTGACGTTAAACCGCAAACAATACGTAAAGTAGCGATACGTTACCAATCTCATGATGACGATACCAACATGAGATTGCGTAAAGTGTTGCCTCGCGTTAAATACCAAACTGACACTACTACAGACAATACCCGTAGCGTGAGCTCCGCGAAAGAGAGCACCCATATCGACAAAGTGACTAATAATATTATGATCGACGAACAACGAGCCATGCCAGAGATGGATAAGTCCGTTGAAACTATAGTTAACCATGTTGTATATCCCAATACAGTATATATGACAGCCAACAAGAATGACGGCAAAGAAGCCAACATTGGACACATAATTTTTGTGTGCGGCCAAGTTGCCCTAATGCCCTATCATTATAAAGTTGCTATAGAGGAACGAAATTATTCAACCGTGAATTTATATTCGCGTCAACTAATTGGTTCAAAAATACCCGTTTCTGTGTTTGATACATTCGTGCGCATCCAAGGAAAAGATGCCATGCTTGTAGCATTCCCAGTCACGGTTAATAGTTTCAAAAATATAGTTAATCACTTTGTGGATATTCAAAATTACCCCCTAGTTCCGTCATGTCCTGGCATACTTGCTAAGTACTATTTTGCTAACTCTGAAACAGAGAAGTCTAGAGTTTGTATTAGTGCTATAGGTGTGTCAGAACGTGATGAAGTGGATGTTATGTCTGTCCCCGGATGTATGGAAGTGGTACGCAATAGAGATTTCTACACATACACTGCGCCGACCCGCGCTGGTGATTGTGGTGCAGCTCTTTGTGTTGCCAACACGTGTATACAGGGAAAGATAGTCGGAATACATGTATCCGGCGTAGAAGGGTTATGTAAAGGCAATTCTTCCGCGATAACCAAGCAAATGATAGAAGAATCATTGAAGAAAATGCCGAGCATAGCTCAATACGCGTACCCATCTTCTGAATTAACCGTCGAAATGGATGTTTTAGAGGAAAGTGGTGCATTTGTATTACACAAATATTTGCCAGGAGTTTCTATAGGCACAACTATGCAGACCGCTATTAAACGGTCTCCGATTCATGGTGAACTTATAGAATCCCCAAACAAACCAGGACCGCTTGGACCCTTTAAATTTAGAGGTGTCACAGTGGATCCGCGTGTATTGCAACGGAAAAAATATGGAAAGCCGCGTCCAGTTATCAACCAAAAAATAGTGGATGATATTAGAGATGGTTTAAAACCTATTTATTATCAATCACACGAATACGAACCTGAATATTATAAGTATCCTTTAACTTTTGATCAAGCAATATTAGGTATAGATGGTGACCCATTCATCAACTCGTTAGATCGTAATACAGCACCTGGATTCCCTTTCTCTACAAGAAGAAATGGGAAAAAAGGAAAAACGTTGTGGTTTGGAGACAGTATGGAATACGACCTTACTGGACCACACGCGATGGCATTACGACAAGAAGTTGAAGATTTGGAATTATCTGTACTTAATGGAGTTAGACCTGAAGTTGTTTGGACTGATACTTTGAAAGACCAGAAGATACCTGTGGCTAAAGCAAACGCTGGTAAAACACGTTTATTTTCGGCAGCGCCTATGCATTATGCAATAGCTCTGCGGAAAGTATGTGCCCCTTTTGTTGCTCACCTATCACGAATGCGTATTAGAAATACGATTTGTGTAGGTGTAAATCCGTTTTCATGTGAATGGAGCGCGATAGCACAAAAATTGTCATCAAAGGGACAACATGTTATAGCTGGAGATTATTCTAATTTTGACGGTTCACTACCTGCTCAACTAGTCTATGCGGCAACTGAAATCATGGCAGATTGGTATGATATTCATTGGGAATACGTTGAAGCACATAAGCGTAATATCGTTGGTGATAATATATTAGGAAAATCAGAATTTCTTATGTATCTTCGTCGATTATATTATGAGTGTGTGCACCATTTACATATTATGAATTTTGAACGAGGTTCACTTATGTATTATGTTCGCAACGGTATACCTTCTGGATGCCCGGTCACTGCACCTTTGAATTCAATTGTCAACTTAATGGCGTTAATTTATTGTTGGTATCATATAATAGATGACCCACTCAAGCGAAATGTTAAAGAGTTTTTTGAACACACCTCGAGTGTTTTTTATGGAGACGACTTCGTAATGAACATCCGAGCAGATGTATTGGAGAAATTCAATCAAATAACGATAACACAAGCTATGAGGGATTATTTAGACATGACAATGACAGATGAAGCCAAAACGGGTGAATGTGTTAAATCTAGGACACTAAAAGAAGTTAATTTTCTCAAACGTGCCTTTCATTATAACACACTTATCCAAGAGTATACTGCACCGTTGGACCTCACAGTTATTTTAGATTCTACGAATTGGTATAAAATCGGTAAATGTTCAGCTGTAATAGTGGCTCGTGACACGCTTAAAGCGTGTTTACGCGAACTAGCTTTACATCCAGAACATATCGATTCACAATATCGTAGTAAAATAACAGATCTAGGTCTTCGCATTACTAATTTAATTCCAGGAGAGTTATTTGTACCTGATACAAGGTATTCAACTCTTCTTGCTATTAAAAATATGGAATGCGAAAATTTAGGTCTGGACTGTGACGCTTAAGATAGTCTAATTAGAAAACCACGTAATTGGGTCAATCCGTTAATACCGGTCTACCAAGCCCTGGAAATTTCTAGTAATCTAATAAGCGCAACACCGTATCTACTCTAAAATCGATATTTGATATCATTAGTCTAATTAACAAACCACGCAACTATGTCAACCCGTTAATACCGGTCCAATAGGCCCTGGAAATTGTTAATAAATGAATATCAAATATCAAACCGTATAATGATAATAGTCTAATTACTAAACCACGCAACTATGTCAATCCGTTAATACCGGTCCAATAGGCCCTGGAAATTAGTAGTAATTATTATTATACGTTCACCCTGCTCATTGGTTTAATTGAGCACTTACATTGCTATGTGATCTTGCATAATAAATGCTGACGTGAAAACGTTATGCACTGCTGTAGCAATTGGTTAGCTATTTAGCTTTACTAATCAAGACGCCATCGTGCAGCCCACAAAAGTCTAGATACGTCGCAGAAGCACATACGCTAGGTCGCGTTGATGCTT